TTATTCGAAATACGCTTTACGCGCTATGATAAAGTTAAGACCAAATTGCTTAAACTCAGCTTCACTTTCAAGTATGACAACTTGAACTCCTTGAGCCGTATCAGCATTGAAGTTGACGGGAAAGAACGCCTCAGCTTCCCCAAACTCGGTGGCTAATTCAAGAGCACTTTTTAGAGCTGATAAGCCATTTTGATTTGACTCATTGAGTGACACAAACACGCCTTTACATTCAATACCTTTGAGCTTATCGATTTGCTTTTTGTACGGTTCAAGTATGTCATCTGCCGTTCTTACTGCAGGGCGGGTGGGTGCAACAGGTAATGGCTTAGGTTCAGCCTCTGTAACGCTGCCATCTTCATTTGCTACTGGCGCTGGTAAATTCGCGTTGTATTCATTGACGTTGTTTAGTTCGACTAAATAGTCAACGTACTCTTTAGCCCAAACGTACTGCTCATGCTTTGATTGCAGTTCTGCAAATAGGTTTAGGTTTTCGATTTTGCCCTTGGCGATTAGTTCGGGTATGTCTTTAACGCCCACTGGCCCTTTTAGCAAAGTCGGTAAACCTTGCTCGTCAACGATAGGGGTTTGTTCGGCGTCGAGTTCGATGAACTCTAAAATTTGGGTAAGTTTATTTGTCATATTAAAGCCATCCTAATGGTTCAACGCCGCAAGCCGTGCCAACTAAATTAGTGTGGCCATTCTCGTCTAGCATTGTGGTTTGATTATCTGCAATGTGGATTTTGCCATCATCGCCCCAATCACCGGCTGTGGCATCGTAGGTAAGTTGAGCGTAAGCATAATTAATAAAACCTTGTTGGTTTTTAGCTACGTTGTAGTTAAGGGCTTTAAACGCAGGGCTGTCGTTACTCGGTGCACCTAAACTCAATGGCGAGTGTCTTAGCTCCCCAAATGCGATATTAGAACCATAGAGATTCCCTGTAGACGGCACGATAGGCAAACTCTCTAAACGAATCATTTCAAGCCCTATTGTTGTTGCAACAGGCGCATGAGTTGAGATTAAACCTGTCAGTGAGTAGTTCAACAAACGTCCTCTGTTGTCTAACGAATCCATTGATGTGAATAGGTAATTTACATCAGAAATTGCGCCGTTTATTTCCGATACAGTTGCTGGCTGTGTCATTTTTGCTTTAGTTTTATATTGGTAAATATTTACTTGATTAGCTGGTTGGGCTGGTGTGTATGAAACCGTATTATTTGACTGACTAGCTATATTTACGGAATCACTACCAGACCAAGTAGCTCCATTATCTGTTGTAGACCTTCTTTTAATATCCCCTACCAAACCGGAATATGGCTTGGTAAGTTTAAAATATTCAATTACACCGTCAGGTATTGTTGGGTTCCAACTACCAACAATACCCTCTTTCAAATCATCACATGCCGAAATGTGTAGAGGGTGGCCTATAATTTCAGTTTGTAGGTATTCGTAAGAAACCGATAACCCGCTAGGGTACATCGCACCAACCCAAAGCTTAGTACCAACAGGGAATTTAGAATTAAACTCGCTAGTGACATCACCAGAGCCGTATAGATAAACAGCGTTGTTGTTGTAAGGCCACCTGACATAATCCGTTAGTTGACTAACACGTTTGATAATCATCGTCTCGTCATTATCACCAGCTAGAAGCCAATGCGTAGAACCTAACGCGTTAAACTCAACTGAGTCTTGATTCCTTGGGTTATCAGAATCAGATGTAGGGAACGAAATAGTACCACCCGCATTGGCAGTCGTGTAAGTAGCCGCACCACCTACAGTAACAGTCTCAGGTATGAACTTAGTAATACTTAATACTTCTCTACCGCGATATTCACCCGCTTTAATAGCTAAATCCTGCTCTGCAAAGTCTTCAGCAGTTAAACCCCACGCTGAATAGCGCATATCACGACAAACACCACCTTGACCGCTTGCGTAAATAGCATCAAAGTAGCGACCGTCAGGTCTTGCTGAAATACCTCCTGAGACCTTACCACTATTAGGGTTCGTTGTTACTAAATCACCAAAGCAGTCAGCTTTGGAATTAATTTTAACTGCACTACTATTCGACCACACGTACGCATAGTTTTGAGTAGTACCATCGTTTAGGTGTTTAGTGCCTAAAGGATTAAAACTAGGGTGATAAGCACCCTTGTTTAAGCGCTGAACTGTGCCGCAAACTAGGAAATAACATTCACCGTTAATTGTACCAGCCGTGTTTAGGAGTTTTGCGCTAAAAGCCCCGACTTGCTTATTGACACCACTTAAATTACCAAGTGATAAGTAATTGTTATTACCGTCGTTTTCAGGGACTAAATCAAGATTACCTTGTACTGTTACTCTTGTATTTACATGAGCCGAATGTGAGATTAGTAATCGATTCTTATCTTCAAGGGTGTCCCAATCCCCATTACCATTACCCGCAATGCTTCGACCACGAATACACCACTGATAGAACTTACCTGTTGCATCATCAAAGTACATATTGTTTTCAGTGTCACTCGCTATAGCTATACGCTGTGCTTCTGTTGCGGTTTGCCAGTTAACTCCCATACCTCTACTTGTTGCATCACCATCATACCAAGCAAAATAGGTAATAGGGCGTACATTATCGCTAACAGTGGCAACACCATTGATATCTGTAGCTAATGATTGAATTAAGCCGTTTTTATACACGAAAGGGTCAGAGTCACTGATTTCTCTTAAGAATGCTTCAAAGCCCCACATATCAACGCGGTCAGTTACTACCTTGTTTGTTACTGTTTCAGCAGCAAAAGCTAAAGCAGGTGTTGCGTGTGTTACTGATACACCTGTTGCGCTATCGTAAGTACGTGTACCATCTTCAGCAGGGGGGAATTTTATTTTGTTTAGCAAGTCTTTATTGGGGCTGGAAATGTATTCAAGCTGGGTCTCCACACCCGATAACGCAAGTTTAGGCGCGCCTTGCTTAGAATCACCAACTGCATTAGCGTTTAATGACCCCATAAATAAATTACCAGGGGCTACACTAGACCCTAGATAGGGAGAATATAGGGAATCAATATAGCCTATATTCCAAGTATCTAGGTATCGTTTACCTTTATGAACGAATCCACTGGCAGCGTACTTTTCTTTATTAGCAGCTCGCATAGCCTCAAATTCAACCTTGCGCATAGCCCATGGGTAAGGGTGATACGCGTTCATCTGGGCTTGGTTATCGGCTTCAATTTGCTTGAGGGTTTTAACTGTTGTAGTAGTACCATCTGATTTTTTAAATGTTACTGTTCCTAGGTTGTTTTGATAATCCTGCAAGGCTTGCTGATTATCGTTAACAAGAATATTGGCATCCTGAAGGGCTTTAACCGCAGCACGAAATTCGCCACTTGTCGGAATAACAATAGCCGGTTGGTTATTTTGGGTTGTTAATTCCCACGCTTTAATAAGTTGAATAAACTTTTGGCCTTGGCCATTCTTATAAGCTTGTTTAATTTCAACCAGCGGGAAACTGCCGATTTGTAAAAAATCACCGGCTTTGATGTTCTCGATACTTTCGGCGCTATTTACATCAACAACATCTTGGCCGTTTAGTATGCTGACTGACTCTGCAGTAAATGCCATCTGTGTATACCTCTTTGTTTAGCCGCGTAAGTAAATAACGGCCACTTGTTTAATTTGGGTTGGTGAATCGAATTTGACGTTATGCCTAACTTGAGCAACGGTGTATCGCTCAGGGGCTCCATCGGGTAGTTTCATGCCTTTGCCTGGAATAGATGACGCACAAATAAGGTCGTTAATTTCTAAATCGCCACCTTCACCACACACGTTCATGACGCCTTCGCCACCGCTGTTGAGCATGATAATGTCGTATAAGTAGGCAAGTTGCTCCCATTCTTCAAAGCCCCTTAATCCTGCGGGTTGAACATCAGTTAAAGTACGACGAGAGGTGTAAATACCTCTTACGGCTTTATCGAGCTTTTTGGTACTCAAACGAGCGGTACAAATGGCATTAGATATATCTGCGATATGCATTAGCTCATCATCACAAATGATATCGCCAGGTTCAGCGTGTATGTCTTTGAGTAATAAAGCTTCGTGAGCGCTGGTGTGTGGGCCAATAGCGCCTTTTGATGCATAAAAGGCCCATGTCGGTGCAGAACCTAAAACAGCCGCATGTCGGCTACCATAAAAACGCGAGCCAAAATATGAGTCAGTATCAACTTCTAAATACTCGGCGTAAATATTCCCTAAACCAGCATGGCCATCTCTTGTGATATACGCCGTTGTTGCACCGCTTTCTCTAAAAGTGAAACCACCACCGGAAGCAATGATTTCTGAGTTTGATGAAGGGTGCTGAATAAAGAAGTAATCAGCATGAAACCTCATAACACCTGGCGTTATATTTAAGCCTGTTATTTTCCCGTTTACATCTACTTCTAAAGCAGCACGCGCATACAATTGACCTAAATCATTAGCATGTGATTGCAACGTTAGGTTTGCACTAGCTTGTTGTTGCTCCGTAGTTTGAACGCGATTTGTAAGCTGCGAAATTGACGAGGCTGCGCCATCTGCAGTGGTTTTTACTTCTGATACACGCTGCGAAAGCGCGGATTGACCAGACTCTAGGTCTTCTGCTGTTTGCACAAGCGCGTTAATAGAGGTTGTGTTGCCATTTGTTTTAGCTTCAACAAAATTAATACGCTGAGTTTGCGCTGAGAATGTGTTATCAACATTCACACTGTATGAGTTTATGGCCTGTGATATGGCTTGGTTTGTTTTTACCGCTGTGTAATAGTCAAAACTTAATGTTGAATACACACCATTAATGCTTGATTGCAATTGTTGCTTAGCACTTGCTATTGCGCTGTTTGTTTGAGCTGATGTGTAATAGCTAACATTTAATGTTGAAGACACGCCGTCAATGCTGGCTTGCAATTGTTGCTTAGCACTTGCTATTGCACTGTTTGTTTGAACTGAGGTGTAATAATCGTTTGAAAGAGAGCTGCTAACTGTACCAATTGATGACTCAAGTTGCTCAAAGCGCGATGCTGAGGCTTCTGCTTCCGAGGCGCGCGCTTGTTCAATTGTTTCTATCTTGCTGTTACTTTCACCCAAGTTTGTTTCGAGTGATTGAAAACGTGTTGCTGTTGCTTCTGCTTCAGTAGCGCGCGCTTGTTCAATCAATTCTATCTTGCTGTTACTTTCACCTAAGTTTGCTTCAAGGGTTTGGGCTCGTTCGGCAACGGCTTCAAATTCATTAGCAACAAACTTTTCGTATTCTGTTAGTTTTGCTTGATTATCTTTAAACTGCGCTTGTACTTCTCGCTGATTAATCACCTGGGCTTGGTATTGGTTAGATACAACTTTATTGACAGACTGAATAGCCGCAAAACTCGATTCATAGACAGCTACAAGCTGTTTGGATTGCTCTGATAGGCTTTGTATGTCATCAACTTGGGCTTTTAGCTGCTCTTGTGCATACGCAACTTGTACGCCAACCTCTGCGAGTTCTTTGTTTTTAATTAGCTCGTTGTATGCTTCTAATACATCATTAATAGACGCGTCTTTTAGGTCTAAATCGAGCCCTTGTATTTGCGCTATTTGGCTTTCAATAAGGCCTGCTTGGGCATCTAAACGCTGATTTACCAAACTAAACTTTTCGTCGGTACCGTCGGGCTGTGCATTAAAGCTAACAATTTGTTGCTCAATGTAAGCTTCTGCGCCATCAATAAACAACTGCGCATTATTGGCTTTAGTGAGTATGTCGTTATCAGTAAATTCTTGCAGGGTGGCGGTAATGCTATACGTTGTGTTAAACGTATCAATAATGGTGTTAACATCACTTTCTTTTTGATACCCGTTAGCTAATACCCATGCCGTACTTGCGTATTGGGCCATGATGCCCGTTCGGGCATTAATGTCGGTTTCAAGGGTCGTGGTACGGGCAACAATGTCTTGGAGTGCCAAGTCGTTTGCGCCACGTTTACCCACTTCAATCGAGTCAATATCACATGCACCTAAATCAAACTTAAGACTTGTTACTTCGCCAGTGTAACCCGCAAGCCCCCATGCATTAACTTGCAAGGTTTCCCAACTATCAGTAGCAGGGGCAGGTAGTTTTAATGTGATGCTGTCATTAATAATGACATTACCGCGCCACGTTGCACCTTCATGCAAGCGTACACGCACCCTAAACATTGGGTTGTCATCGGCTATATAGCTAATAGCAGGGCTCGTAACCGCATTAACCGCAACAATATAGCCCTCTGTATTGTGACTTGATACGCCTGTGAACCCTTCATCTGAGCTATTAAACTGCCAGCTGTATGCGGGGGTGAGCGCCTGAATAGCGCCCGCAATTTCTGATTGCACCTCGGTGTACGTTGCACGGCTATTAATTTGCCCAGCTTGTAGCGCAAGGGTTGATTCTGCTTTTGTTAAACGCGTGGCGGTTTGGGTCACTTGCTGAGTAGATAGCTCAACCAGTGCATTTACAGCGTCAATTTTTGTGTAGGCTTCTTGTAGTGCTTCACCAGTTGCTTCATACGCTTTATTGATGATAACGCCCGATTCAGGATCAATATATGCCACGGCATCAACTAAGCGCTCTGATTGCTCTGTTCGTTGCTCGTAGGTTGTACGCCAGTTTAAATAATCAACCGTCATATCAAACACGACTTTTTCAAAGTTCGTTCGTTCAGCAATCTTGGCATCGAGTGTGTTTAGGTCGTAATTAAAGCCCAGCTCAATGTTCGTGATATCGTCGCGAATATCATCTAGGTTTTGATCGATATTGTCTTTAATATCGTCAAGTTGATCATCAATATTGTTGTCGGTGCTCTCACGTAAGCGATCAACCAACTCATTCATTTCATTTAAATAGTCTTGTGCTTCTTGGTCTAGTTGCTCACGTGAAATATTCTTAATATATTTTTCTAAATTTGCCGCAGTCGTTTCTGCAGACACAGTTACCCAAGAGCTCACACCTGCTATATTTTTTGTTCTTACTTTAATTTGGTATTCAGACTCAGGAACTAAACCTGTATAAGTTACTGTAAAGCCTGTTTGCTCGGTAGGAACTGGCTGCGGGCTGCTAGATAAGCCATGAAATTGCCACTCAAACGTTGTACCAAGACTTGCTCCTGTAACACGAGCAGTTAAAACAATTGTGTTATATGTCGCTGAATCAACAGTTACTAATGGCTCAGCAGGTATATGCACATCAAACGCAAGAGTAACAAACTGGCTGGTGAAGCCCATATTTGAACGTGCACGCACATCTATTTCATAACTTCCTGCATCGAGTTCACTAATAATTAATTCAGGCACCGATGTTGTTATACGTTTTAATAACTTTTCAGGGGTTTCTGACTCTCCCACGCCCGAGTCATCGGCTATGGTTTTGTATATTTGCACATCAAAGTTGCTATACGCAGATACCCAACTGATCTTTACATGCCCATCATTTTGAGCAGTAGCCATAAGCTCAGTTGGCGCAATTACTTCGCGAGGGCTTGGTAAGCTTGTATCTGGGATCGGCGGACGAACATTACCTGTTAGCCAGTTATAAATGTAAGGTTGATGTTCTTTAAATGTAAGTTTGTAGTCACCATTTGGCTGCAAAATACTTTTTATTAAGCGAAATGGTTTTTCTGACCAGCCGAGCTTTTCAATATTTATAGGTACAACATCACCCACGGTGTATTGCAAAGCAATTGGTGCAGCCATCACAGTGAAGTTGAGTGATTCGCGACTAAGCATTGCAATAACGCGTGCCATTTGGCGTGCTTCGTAATAATTAGTACACCCAGGCACTTTAAAGCGATGTTCAAGCACTACGCCGTTATCTTCATCAAGCCATTGTTGCTCTAATGCGCTTCCTGGTTCTGGGTAAATTGCGTCTTGCTCTGAGTAAAGCGCGTCTTGATCTGCATATTCAACAATCACACGATTATAATGTTTGCTTTTCCCACCGCTTGTATATTGTATCTTTGACTTAAAATCACGTTCGCTAAGACTTTCTGTTGTTGGGGCATCGTCTTGCTCAACTTTTAAGTGCAATTGGCCGCTTTCAATAGGCACTAATGCGCGCATTGACTTGGCTATTGTTACCGCGTTATCAATGAGTCTTTGCTCTGTATCAATAACTATATTGCAAGTAAATAACGGCTTTGTTTCTGTTGAACCTTGATATGTGGGCACGCGCGTGTCACATATTTGTGCAGCGGAAATAAAAGAAGGTAGGTAAAGATCATGCTCTTCTAGCCCTTTACCATAAATTTTTGACGTTAAATAGTCATGCAATATGTAAGCAGGGTTTTCGCTATACTCGATTGCGCCAGTGTTAAGATTTTTTACACGTTTACCTCTGAGAACTGCGGTAAGATCGGGCACTCCTGAAAACGGCGCATCTTCAGCAATACTCCACTCCAAGCGCACATAAGAGCAAGCCAAACCATTTAGCTTGTGATTTTTTGTTGCAGCATCCCAGCCTGCTTCTTTAAGGTATGGATCAGTGTAGCTACCCATTCCATTTTTAAAGTGCGCAGCATGAGCCCAGCGGCCTTTTTCGGCATCAAATTTAGAATCATTTATTGATATTTTATTAAGCCATAAGTCTTCGATACCATCTATTCCGCCCTCGGCCCATACGACAATGATGTGCAATAGGTCATTTTTAACATCGTCACCATCATTCGGGTTTGTCGTATTCATAAATACGATTGTGCCTGGTACTTCGCGGGTACCATACACAACAGGAAAATGGTTTTCTGAGCTAGCTTTAGTAACGTTTGTGCCTCGCTGGCCCATATCTTGATCTGGCATTAGCCAGCCAAAAAGAAAATTACCTATTTTTGATAGAAAACTCATTTTTGTACCTGTGTTTGAGTGCTACCGCGACTTCCACGGCTTGCTGATAATACGGCGGGGGATTTACCTTCACGCCCCCAAGGGATATCAGTAATGACCATGCCTGAAAACTCTAACCCCATATCACCCGGGTAATGAAGTTGTTGCGATTCGTGTGTTGCCTTTCGGCCTCTTGAAGCTTCAAAGTCAGCCCAAATTGATGCTGATTTGAGTGTCAGCTTGGCGGTGGTGGTAGATTCTTCTCCGCTTTTTTCTGCAAGCAATCCTTTGTAGATAACTTCTGCATAAACGACTTTCCCAGCACTGTTTAGCCATACTTTTTCGATGGTGACGCGAGTATTTAGCCAATTTTGAGTAAAAAAAAGCGCCGATATGGCGCTGTCTATTGCATTTAATGTTATTGGGACTTCACCTATTTTGGGGGTTCCTTGCTGTTCGATGCTGATACCTTCTGTTGACCAATAGCCAGCGATAAACTTAGCCCCATTGTGAGTTATACTTGCACCACTATTAGTGGCTCTAAAGGGCGTTGGAAAGTGAACGGTAAGCAAAAGCGCGGTTGTATGCGGCTCGCGCAAAACCTTTTTAAATTCAGCGCTCAAACTAATCATTAATATATTCCTCGAACTCAATTTTTATAGGTACTTCGCGCTCACTATCTGCGCGGTGCAATATATCTTGCTCATCGCTTTTAAGCTCAAGACTAAAATGCACATTTTCACCTGAGTTCATTTCAGTACCGAATGGAACGTCCACTCTTAAATTGGGTGTAAAGCTTACTGTGCCCTGCCCTAGTCCGTTTGTGTTTAAAATAGCTGTTACCATGTATGCTTTTGTGTGATTAGCAAATTGAATGTAATCACCTGGCTTTAATGCGGCTGTTACGTTACCTGTCATTGCATAGAGCGGCGCCGAGGTGTCACCTTGGCTAATGTTTTCTCTAACTAAGGCGTTTTCAATGCCTGCGCCAAGCATAGGGAGCGGGTTTTTCATCAAGCAAACACCAAAGCGGCCACCCAAAGAGCAAATAAACGCATATAGCGCCATTGCCTTTTCGTAATTCAACTTTGGGGTTGTCATATCGAACCCCCATCGATGCATATACCCAAGGCGATTTTTATGGGTAATACCGCCCCATGATGACTCGCTTTGTGTTTGATCAACGCTTCGGACTCGTAGTTTTTGCGGTAATATAAATTCGTTGGGAAATATGGCCATTTAGCTGCCTTACAGTGGCTGATCTATTAACTCTTGCATATCTGTGGCTATGCGGTTTCTATTTGCTTGGTACCAATCTTCAAATCCTGAAGTGTCCATAGCGCTTATGTTGAATTGAGGGGAAATATGAACTTCGCGTGGTGTAGTCTTTTGTCCAGCGCTTTCATTTACAAGTATGTTTGGGCTAAAACTTTGTCCTTTAGTGTGATCTATGACAGTCTCTTGAGGATGAAGCATAGCCAACTGTCCGCCTTTACCATCTAAACCGCCTGTTCTCGGCCCATCCCATGTATAACCACCGCCATCAAAAGATGCTAAGCCTGTTACTTTTCCTGCATACATAGTACCCGCGGCAATAACTACACCTGCAGCAGCTGCACCAAGCACAGGACCAACATAAGGAATACTTGCCAATGCGTTATAAGCTTTCATTGCTGTATCGTAGGTATTCGTCCAGATGCTTTGCAATGAGTTTCGTTTTTCTTCATCCAGCATAGTCTCCCCAAGTGATATTGCCGTCTTTGCATAGCTCGCGTTTTTTCCTTCCATGCCATCAAAGTACCCACCCATCACATCAAGCAGGCTTGAATATCCTTTCTGCATTGTCTTATTCCGCTCAGACTCAGCAAGAGCTAACTTATCTTGATGCTCTTTTTCTTTCTGTTCTCTAAGCGCTAATTGCTCATCTTTTATCTCTGTTATACGCTGCTCATGCTGGGCAATGGCTAGTTCTTTTGCCTCTGTATATTCGGCCTCTATCTCAGCGGTAACTAGGTTTTTTTCTCGCAAAAGCTGGAACTCCCGTTCCATTTCAGCTTGTTTCCGTTCAAAGCGTTGGTTCTCTAATTCAACCTCTTTACCATCAGCTTCTAACTGAGCATCAAATATTTGTTGGTACTGATTGCGAGCTGACTCAATTAAGCGCTGCGCTTTTTCATCCGCTACAGCTGGATCACTTTTTATTAATAAGTCGCTTAAGTCTTTTTTATCGGGGTTATTTACTTGCTCTTGTGCTGCTGCTTCAAACTTGTCTTGAACGTCCTTTATCCAGGCATCCATTTTTCCTGAGGGCATTGGCTTTAGCGCCAAGTCGCTCACCTCTTTCGCTAATCTTTCGGTTGTTTGCGATACAGACTCAGCAAATAAGTTTATTTCATCGAGTGTTTTTGTATCAAAGCCGAGTGCATCACCGATTTCCCCGCCAATTTTTGAACCGACAGTACCTATTTGAACAATGCCATTCACCAGTTCAGCCATACCCTGGCGAATAAGTAAAAAGGTCATTTGCAAGCCTCGGCCCATGTCTGCTAAAAAGCCAATACCTGTTGCAACCTTGGTGACTACTTGCTGAGCAATTGAACCAAAGCCGCCGGCTTCTTTGGCAGAATCAACCCACATATCTGAAATCGCACCGATGATCGGCGCTGTTTCTATCGCCAGTGTTTGGCCAAAGCTATGCGTTGTTTTTTGCGCCTTATCGAATGCATCATTCGCCATTTCAACTTTGGCTGCATCGATGCGGTCAAATGTCATGCCTAAGTCTTCAGCTTCTTGCATCATGGCATTAATACCATCAGCACCGGCGTCCATCACGTTGATCATCTTAACGCCTGACTTACCCATTAGACTTTGGGCGATGTACACCTTTTGGCTTTGATCTTCAACATCCTTTAGCTTGTCAGCAATGACTTTAAATTGCTCTTCAGGCGCTAAGCCTTGCAAGTCTTTAATTGATAGACCTAAGCCATCAAGTGCATACTTAGCTTCCCCTGTACCAGTTTGTGCTACCTGCCCTAATCCTTGCTGCATCCGCTGCAGAGACTTTGTAAGCTCTTCGTTTGTCGCACCATATAGGTTAGCTGCGTGTTGTAAGCCACCAAGCGCTTGCGTTGTGATGCCTAACCTGTCTGCGGTTTTTGCCTGCATATCAATAAATTCAGCATTTTTAGCATAAATTGAGGCATAGGCAGCAACACCAGCAGCACCAAAGCCAACCATTGCTTTTGTGCTTGTACCCACCAATTTCCGAGTTTTATCAGCCCAAGATTGCGTGTTTTTAGTGGCTTTTTTCAATTCAGCCGACAACTTGCCACTTTTACCGATCAAGTCGATAGTGAGTGTTGCAATTGATGACATAGTTAAGTTCTCTTACGTTGGCGCCAAGGACAGGTATTTAAAAACGCTTCTGTTTCACGTTGCTTTTTATTTTGTTCAATTTTGCGCTGCTCTGAACGGTCAAACGTTAGCCCCATTTTTAACCCTTGATGGACTAATCGAAGTTCAAGTTCTTCTGCCGGCAAACGTGAATGTAATTCGTAGATAGAGCAACCTAAGTTATCTGCTAAATTGCAGAGCGCATGTAACTCAGGTTGCTTTTTTAGTTTTTTTCAATAGTTTCAAGATTATCTTGCGATAGGTTTGTGAAGAACAAACCGGTTGTGTGGATCATACCAAGCTGATCAACATCCATTAATTGCGGAAGTTTTGCAGCTTCTTTGTCATCATACTTACCATGGAGCATGTAGTAGGTATTACGTTGTGCAATTTTTTCTAGTTTTTTAGGATCTGCATTTTTATCGGTAAACAATTCCCTTGCTTTAAATTCATCGTTTGCCGGCAATCGATGTAATTCAATTTTACCAACGCCTTTTACGTCAAATACGCGGGTAGAGGTAGCAAGTCTTCCCGCCATAATATCTGCTGCTGTAATCATTAAGCACCCGCACCAACTGATGTAAAGTTAACATTCTGAAGCTTGCCAATACACGCAAACATTTGTTTACCCGTCTCTTTGCCTGATTCACCCGAAAAGTAATCTTGTGGTACCAGTACAAACTCAATTACTCGCCCACTGGCGCGGGTAATTTTCATATTGATGTTGGTGCCAGCTATCACTTGATCAGTGAATGCTTTTTGATCTGCATTGCCGGGTATATCACGCATGACTAATTCAAAGTCTTGGTCTTCAGGAAGTGCTTTTTCGTAGTATGAACGACGAGTCATACCTATATCTGTGTCATCTTCAAACTGCTTTCCTGAGTTTACTTGTGGGATAACATCAATACCTGGTAAAAACTTATCAACGGCCTCTTCACCCGTTGAACAAAATTGTAATGTTGAACCATGTGAGTCAACGGTATCGGTTGCAAGCTCTGTTGCTGGAGTTGGATCTGGCATTTCACACCTCGTTATTTATGTTGTGGTAATAAAAAATATACTCGTATGACTCACGGTATAGTTTTGAGTCAGTATCAAAATCTGGAATACGGCGCTGTTTAAGTGCTAACTGCACATTCACATGCGTATCGATAAACCCTTTTTTGTTAAAAGTAACTTCAATTTGCTTTGCTATTGCCTTAGCGTTAGCGGGTAATTTGCTGTAACAATCAAATTGCACAAATGCTTCGCTTTGATTATCTTCCATGTGAATTTCTATTGGTGTTTCATCATCAACCACAGTCAGAAAGATGTAGTTATCTTTGCTGTTATGATTTTCTGTCAGATGAAAGTTATCCCCAATGAGCGCCATCAAAGCTTGTGATGCTAAAGCTTTTTTTCTTATGCTATTTTCTATCATTTTGCTTTGTTCTTTTTCGCTATGCGGCGCTGTGCCATTTGAATGCGTTTAGCTAAGCGATGGTTGATTACCACCACAGCTTGATTTGTGCGTTTTTTAAATGAATTACGAATAAACGGTTGGGCCTTTTGCCGTGTGGTACCGTACTCAACTTGAACAATGTAAGGCACTTTAAATGCCCCAACTTTTACAAGTGATACCACACCTTTACCAAAGCGCTTTGTTTCTGCACCTGTTCGATTTGTGCTGGCGCGAATTTTAATGCGAGACTTTAAAAAGCCTGGGCGTATTTCTACTTTTTGACCGCTTTTAGTTTTAACTATGCGGGCAAGTTCAGATTCAGGCGCATTACGTTGCATACCTTGCTGATATTTAACAGCACCTTCACGGATAGCGCTTGTCATAATACCTGTCGCTTTTTTCGCACCTATCTCTTTAGAAATATCCTGTAATGCTTGTTCCATTTGCTTTAAACCCGAGATATCAATTCCTGCATCAAGCATTGGTGATCTCCTTTACAGCAATAATGGTTTGGATATTTTCAAAATCTTGATTTATTGGTTCACCAATAATTTCAAATTGGCGCTGCTTAAATGTGATTCGGTGGGTTGCTTTAATTTTACTGCTATAACGACAGGTGATTGTATGGGTAACCTCCCCCATTAACTGGCCGCTTTGCTCTAGTTCTTTAGACGCTCCAGTATGAATGTTCACCCATTTAAAAAATTCATGCGCGAAAGAGTCCGTATTGTAGCCGTCATCTGACTTGGTATTTCCACCAAAGCTTACTTTGCAGTTATATTTAGCAGCTGGCATGGTTTTCATAATAGCTCTACCGCTAATTCGTTTGCGATTGCTTTAAATGCATTTGGCATGTCATAAAGCTGCACGGGTGCAGTATCTTCACGATTTCTAAACCAATCAGCCACTAAAATTAAAATAGCTTGTTTCGCAAGGTCGTATTTGTCTTTGTCAATTAACGTATTTGCCTCAATTGCATCATTCACCACAGCTGCATGACCCATAACGCATTCTATTTGCACTGCATCTGCTACTTTAAAGCCTACTGCAGGCCAGTTTCCGCCTAATTTAGGTGTAATGGTGGCTGTTAAGCCGTGTTCTACAACACGATACTCTGTTGGCTCAAGCGTTACATATTGGCCCAATGTGTTTATGTATTTAATTGATGTGATGCTCCTAAGCGGCGCGGTTGGTAAAACAATTTCCTTACAGAATTTAGGCATAGCAAATTGCCATGTTTGTTCTACGAGTAAACGGCCTGTGCGTTGTTCAAACCGTTTTCGCGCTCTCGGTACCAAAGTTTGCAAATAATCATGGTGATCATCATCTGCATGAGTATGTGCTGCCAATTCTTCTACTGTGAATGGCTCAATCAAAGGTGCCTGGATTAGCTTTCGGAGCATTTTCATTGTTGTTACTCTTCGCCGTCAGTATTCTCGCCAGTATCACTTTCTGCGTCTTCACCTGTCGCATTAAGATCAACAACTTCAACTTTTAGCTCATTGCTGCAATACTCTACCGCTGCTTTGTCACTTGATAGCTCACCAACTTTAATAAGTGGTTCTAGTGTCTCTGCATCACCTTTTACAAGTGCGTTTGGCTCAAAAGGTTGACCAGCAATCACGGTTGCAACCAGTACACGTGCAATAATTTGTTTTTTAGCTGCCATGGTTAAGTCCTTACTTAAATAAAAAAGCCCCTTTTCAGGGGCAATTGGAGCATCAATTAAGCGGCTGCATTTTGGTAGTACTTAACAGCACCACCTACATCAATACAGCGACCACCTGTACGCATAAACGCTAAGAAACCAACTTGGCCTTTACGGCTATACGCACTGTCTGTGAAACGGAAGAACAGCATTTGTGATACATCACGAACAATGTATTTAGAGAAATCACCAAACAATACCGACTTAGCGTTTGCTGCCATAGCTGGAATGTGTTGATTAGTGGCATATGGCTTGCCCAAAATTGTATTTGGTTCAGCTGACTCAATTCCAGGTAACCAAAGTGGGCGCCCTTGACTGTCTTTAAGCTTCTTAACAATTTTGATTGATGAGTCGTTCATCATGTAACCGCACTTCATGCTACGGCGATAAGCAGGATCAACGCTGTGTTCTAGATCAATAAGGTCATCAACAGTAATTGTTGCAATTTGGCCTGAACCGCCCACTTTACCTGCACTGATATCTGCCAAAATACCGTGTGGCTTACCCGTACCATCACCATTAATAAATGCATCTTCAGACGTACGGCCAATACGCATACCAATTAAGTTATTAATGTAACCCTCAAGGTCAAATTGAGTGTCTTGCAATAATTGGAATGGCACTGCAATGACTTTTGAGCTGATCATATGCGTATCAATGTTACGCACACCGAATGAAGTATCTTCGTCATCTGCTGTGGCATTTTCTGCTAACCATTCACCTTGCTCAGCAGTTGCGTTTGCGGTAGGCCAAGGAATTGTAGAACCTGTTTGTGTAGGTACCACAGTAGCCAGTTCACGCATGCCACCATAAGCTTTTAATGCCTGTGAAATACCAGGTGCAATTTCATCAGCAGTGAGGTAACCACCCTCTGAACCTTGGCCAGTGCTCATCGTATTTTTAGGGCTATCAATACGAGCTTGTACTGCAGCGCGTTGTTCTTCATTAAGCGCCGACATACCACCACGTAGCCATGTTGCGTACGCTGCTTTTTCTTGCTGAATTTGGTGCTCAGCTTCATCAGTAGAAATGCCGTTTTGGTCTGCGCGATCTTGAATGGTTTGCTTTGACTTAGCCTGTAAATCGAGCACTTTTTGATGACGGTCAAGCTCACCGTCTAATGCATCGATTTTATTAACCAGATCATCATATTTTTTCTGCTTATCATCAGTCCAAGCTTCATCTTTTGGATGATCTGTGACTAATTGGTTTAGGGTGACAGCTAAACCTTTGCGCTGCTCCCGCTTATCTTGAATGCTAGGCATAATGTATTCCTCAATTTTAAGTATAAAAAAAGCACCTTTCGGTGCTTTCGATAGTGGTGCCAGCGGAGCTAGCTAGTTACAAGCAACATGTTGGCAAATCGTTCTAGCCTTTCACGCTGCGGAAATGTGTTTTCTGGAACTTTGGGCTCAGGTGCGTTTTGATACGTCGTTAAATCCCACGCTTTATTGGTTGTTTGGTCTGTGCTTCCGTCTTGCATAATGCTATCAACAAAGCCGTGCTCTAAGGCTTCTTGTGCGGTAAACCATGTTTCAGCTTGCATCCAGTTACGAACTTGTTCTTCACCTGCTTCTGTACGCTTTTCATAGTCATTTACAATGGTGTTATCAACTTTATCGAGCATGTCTGCTGTATCACGAATTTCTTGGGCATTACCAAGTGCTAGTGTCCAGGCATAATGGATCATATAAAAACCTGAATCAGCAATTTCAATTGTATCGCCGGCTAATGCAATGCGTGTTGCAGCACTTGCGGCAATACCATCAATATGAACATGAATTTTTGCAGGATGCGCTTTTAAACTAGAATAAATTGCCGTCGCTTCAAATACATCACCACCAGGGCTATTTATGTAAACATCGATATCCGTGGCATCACTTACTGTGAGCAAATCACGCTTAATCATTTCTGCAGATACGCCCCACCAAGAGTCAATAACATCGTAAATTAAAAATGCGGGGCGGTTTTCACCTGCATTAGCTAAAGGTGACTGTTGTTTTATTTGATAGCCAACTTGCTCACGGTTTTGGCAGTTGTTTTTAATCAACTGCATTAGTTTTCGGCTGTTTCTCATGGTTAATTGTCCGTTTGTTGGTTGTTTGCAGCAGTTGCGTCGTAAGGTAACGCGTAACGGCCACCTAGTTCTGGTAGATTTTCAAGCTTTCTCACTTCATCAATACTCATCCAGCCCGGTCCTTGCGAGCCACCAATCGCTTGACGGTATGCTTCGTTGCGATCTTTTAAGGTCAAACGCATTAAATTAGCAGCGATAAATTCAGCAAACATGGGCTTTTTCAAAAAGAGTTTGCGGTTTACTTCTTGCTCAAAGCGGTTTAAGTGTGGACCAAGCGTAAAACGCAAGAACGATAAGCCAATTTCACCAATGCCACTGCCCCAAGATGTTGTCTTTTGTTCTTGATTTACCATAAAGCTAGGCAAACCAAACGCACGTGCAATATCTGTAATTTGAAATTCACGCGACTCAAGCAGCTGAGAATCTTTGGCTGACACACTCAGTTGCTTTACATCTGTACTGTTATCAAGAACCAGTGGAAACTTAGAGTTTTCGATACCGCCATAAGCTTTAACCCACGCGTTTCTGAATGACTCTTTTTGTGTTTCATCCCACTTCCCTTGTTTAACAACTGCAACGCGTTGAGTTGAACCTGATTTGAAAAACTCACCACTGTGTTGCTCCATGGCAAGCTCAAGGCCAATGCTATTAAATGCCCCCCACTGAATAACTGACATAGATTTAAGACCATTAAAACCAAAGCCAGGAAAATGCAAAATATCGTCCTGATCAAAGCCTCGGGGATTATCATCAAGTGTGAAAAAGTAATTTAAACGCCCATTGTTATTAACTACATTCATACCTACAGGGCTGATTGGTAATATTTCTTCTACATCACCGTTTCTATCTCTCAGTAAGACAGCAAACCCATCACCGTGAAGCAGCATGCTCGATACGATAAACTCCCAAAATGCAGCTGCACTCCACGCTGGTGTTGGCTGTAAGTTAAATAAGTTAGCTAAACTATGGTTTGGGACTCTTTGTTTATCGTTCTTTTCACTTTGTTCAAAGATATGAACGGGCATCTGAGCAATAGCGCCGGCAATTAATCGCACACAAGCAAAAACGATGGATACTTTCATGGATGTTTTTGGTGTAACAGCTGGGCCTGCAAATGAAGGCATTACCCCAAATAGATCAGCCAAGGAATTAATATCTTGTACTGATATGTCGTTTTGCTCAGCAGTATTGCTTACTTGTGTCGTGCTTTTGCTGCTTGAACGACTTAAAAAAGGGATTTTAAACATTAGAATTCCAAAAACTCTTGGTTAGAACCATCATCTTCTTCAGGCTGCCATGAGCCTATAAAGGCGAGTAACATAGCAACCGCGGTATCAATCTTATTGTCTTTATGCTCTTTGACTGGACGAATATATTTGCCGTCCATGGTTTCTTTCGCGATTACGTTTCCTAAACACCAGGCAAGAACAGGATCACCATTGTGGTGAATGCGGCCCTGCCTGAGTAAAGTTTCAAACTCACGCATAGCCGGTGAAAAATTGGTGTAGTTTTGCGCGACTTTTATTGGCTCAATGCCAGTGTTGTTTTGGACACGCTGTGCGATAGGCGCTGCGCCTGCTGGGTCGTAAAACAAGCCTGTAATCTGATAATTTTCGTTATCAGTTTCAATCGCTCGTTCGACTTCATCGTAATCAATGCTTGTTCCATCGCACTCTAAGAGGTCACCTTGATCAACCCAGTCTCGGTAAATATCAATTTCGCTTGCTTTCGCTGCAGTGACATAGGTTTTAGCAAACAAGTAGTAGTGAAGTTTGCCATCAATTGTGCGGGTAAAGCAGGTTACATCGGCTGTTAAATCATCCGATTCAGATAAATCGACGCCTTTTGTTCCCTCATCTCCCAAGAACTCATCCATGGTAATAGAGTGATCGGCAGCTGCTTTCCAATCTTCCATATTAAGCCAGCTTTCTTTTGCACCCACCCATAAATTTAAGTGTTTTGTTTTAAATGCATTTTGCTTACGCGCTGATTGCTTAGCTTTGTTGAGTTGGGTTTTTAAACCATCAACATCAACCGAAATACCATAGTTAGGATTGGCTTTTATTAATGTATTTTCATCTTGCCAATCATCATCTTTATCTGCTGCGTAGATGATACAAAATGTTGTTTCATCAACCCGAGTGCCTTCTAGTATTTCTTGGCATTCTTTCCAATGTTGACCACATGGCCCAAACCAATTAGAACCGGCTGTTGATATTATAAATTCGAGTGGTTGTTCCCTAGCGCCCATCCCTGTGACCATAGTGTCTCGTTGCCTGTCATCAGGGTGTTCGTGGTATTCATCACAGAGGTAACAACTCGGCGAACCACCATCACCAGGATCACCTATCAAACGTTCAAACTTACCGCCGTCTGCAGTGCTCGATATTTGTTGGGCTAATAATTCAACTTTAAATTGCCGACGATAAGCAGGTTGCCTCGTAGCCATTTTATGGGCTGGTTGAAATACCTCATTAGCTTGCTTCTGATTGGTAGCACCACAATAAACTTCAGCGCCTGGCTCATCATCGTTCGACAACATGTACAGCCCAATGGGTGCAATCCACGTTGACTTGCCATTTTTCCTTGGAACATATACCGCTGCAGATCTAAAACGTCTGCGCTTGGTGATGATATGCTTCCAACCAAATACCTGGGCTGTTATCCACTTCTGCCAAGGGCTTAAAGCAATTAAAGCGTCCTGCCCTTTCGCCCTTGCCCACTTTCCCTTTACATGACTAAAGGTTTCAATAAACCTTATGGCTTTAAGTGCAGCCTCTACATCAAAGTAATATGGAAAATCTTTTGTGCCAGCTCGTTCTAAATCTCGGCTTTCACGCTCAACAGCTAATTTTTCATAACGATTTGCAAGGCGTTTACCGCTTATAACATCGTTAGCGTAACGCTCTATATCAGCAAGGTGGTCATGCTGAAACGTTGGGTAGTTTTTCCGCATCTAATACAAGTCATCAAACAGACCAGGTTGTAAATTGTTAAACCTTTGGTCCGTTGCTGGACTACCACCAATCTGATTAATTAAGCTGTTTAGCTTTCGCCAATCATCGTTGTACTGAGCCACTTCAGGACGATTCTTATGCTGTGCGCCATTGCGGCCAACTGTTGTATAGGTCCAACCAACATTTTCTTGGTCTAAGAACGCTTTTGTTTCTTCCATGCGAGCGATAACAACACAGTACTCTCTAAAGAACCGTGTGAAGTGCGGTTTAAAACGATTAATTTTCACATAAGCCGGAACATCCATTTCCCACACTTTTTGTTCAGGTTTTGACATACCACGCGGACGCGATTGGATCGCGATTTTTTTCGCTTCCTTATCGCTCATTTCCGCTTTTTCTTCGGTACCAGGAAACTGAACGACCTTATCGTCATTCTTTTCTGCTACTGATGGGTATCTACCTGACATAAACTAGCTAACTCTCTATAAAGTGGGCTTTTTCATTTCATTTATAGCCCGCATAAAAATCTCATTAGGGCGGCGGTGTACAGAGCCTCCCCCTAGACTTTTGATGCCCCCGGGTGAGTGCTGTGTCTTGACTCACTTGCCGTCTTTTCTTTGTCACAAGACTGGCAAATGGTCTGAAGGTTTTCTATTTTGTCATCGCCGCCTTGAGACAAGGGAACGATATGATCACATACCCCATGGTAAGGGCCATGCAGCTCAACTGATGTAAGTACTCCTTTGCTCTTACATATCTGGCAAAGGAAGTTATCGCGATGAAATATATATTCTCTTGTTCGTTGCCACACACGACCACCACGACCTGATTGCTGATGATTATCACGCTTGCGACCAAATGCTTTGCGGTGTGGACAAGGCTCGTCATGATGTACCTTGCGACACTTACTACACCAACTACCAGGTTTGTTAGCCATCTATGTTGTCCTGGCATAACAGCTGTGCATGGTCGCTTTGCTGTAGTGCTTCCATTCTTGCTCGATGGAACTCTCTATCATCTTCATGCTTACGCGCTTCACGTTCGTCACGCTTATGTTGAAACCACGCATTAACTAAGAATGTTAATGCTGCGAATATAATCCCCAGTAATATAGCCCACTCATTCAAGCTAAATATCCCTCCAGCTGCAGTGCCTAAGCTTGCGCTGTAGGTCGTTACACTGACGGCCTTTTGCATAGCTATATCACTTGTTTCTATTCGCATTGTTCCACTCTCGCGCTCTTAATAGCTGCTCATTGCAGGTATCAATAACGGTCTCTAAATACACTGTGTACTGACTGTGGGATGTATTGTCTCCAACAGCTTGAATACTAACCTCACAAGGTTTAATGAACTCGTTAGGCATCTGTACAAACTTATACTCAGTTTGTACGACTGTTTTGATTACAGGCTCTAGCGTTGGCGTACTTGAACACGCTGATAACAGCGCTAGGCACACAGTCATTAGCCCAGTTCTTAGTTGTTTCATTAGTCGATAGCCTTAATGCATCAAGTTGTGAGTTAGTTGTTTGAAGCTTATTTTCGATAGAGGTAAGTTGTGCTTGGTGCTTTGCACGAATTTGTTCTAGTAAAGTGCGCTCTTCTAGTAATCGCTTATTTTGCTTCTCAGCATTCACTAAGTTATTAGCCAGCATCTCAACCTGATTCTTATAGCTTTGAATAGTGCCGAGTAGCTGTTTGTTACTATCACGCGCTTCATCAAGCTCAGCGCTAACGCCCACATATCGAAACACTGATATCGCAAGCATCACCCCCAAGCCTGAAAACAATACCTTGTTTAAACTAAACATCGCTAAGCTCGCTTAAGCATAACTGGCGCTCTGCTTCACGGCGCTTAATTAAGCCTGGTAACTTCTGACCATCAGCGTAAACCCAACGCGATAACTCATTACACGCTTTCACTCGTTGGCCATTGTTCAATAGTTTTAATAACGTGCTACTACGAAAGTTCCCAGCACCCACGTTGTAATGAAATGACAAGTAAGCAGCATGTTCGCTTGCTGACATTGATACGCTAACTGCTCTTAGCAGCTGCTTGTTATGTTCGCCTAAGTCTTTAGCAAACAAACTTAAACATTCGTTCTCTGTGTAGTTCTTGCCAAGCTCCGCTGTCGCTGTGTGGCCAAAGCAAGCGGTAACCACACCAACAGCATCTACATAGCCCGTTCTTACCTCACCTTCAAACTGTGCAATCGTAACGCCTGCAAGCGCAAGTACACCGGTAACACCAGCGGCTAATAGCTTGTTTACTTTCATAGGGGCCTCAAACGAAAAAACCCGCTCAGGCAAAGCCAAAGCGGGTCAACAACAGGAACGTGAGCTAAAAGCAGAAACAAAAAAGCCCGAGGCGTTAACCTCGGGCTTTATGTTGTAGCTTTGCTAAGCTTACCTGAATTAGTATAGTTTCTGTCCGGACAAAAGCAATAGTTTTTGAAAAAAAGATCTAGGCCGCTTTGATAAGATCGCTAGCAACCCAGCTAACTATCTCACCCACTATAGAAGAAACCTTTGTTTTATTAATTTTAGTGCTCTGTGCGATCACTCTACAGCTCAGACCCAAGCTAAAGTACTGGCGAGCAATAAGCGGGTAAGTAGGATCTAAATGCCGCATTCTCGCAATACTGGCATCGAGTACTTGCGCATAGTCATCTTTAATCACTAAAGGGCAACCGTTAATATCTAGCTTCACTGAACGCGACGTAACGAGGTTCTGAGACTTAAGCGTTGGTAAGTTCTTCTCTCTAGCCCAAAGCCCCCATTGTGCTAAATCGTTTTCTGCCTGTTCTCTTAGATCTAATTGCATCTTACATCCCCACCGTATTGCTAATAACTTTAAAACTGTTTTGGTCACCCTGTTTTTTACCGTGACCACCCACCGTGACCGCTACAACCCTTATAAATACTACTATGGTCATACTGGTCATAGTGGTCATAGTGTTTTTACATACATTAGGAAGTAACATTATTAAATAGAATATAGATATCAGATGCGTCCGCTCGCACGCGCGCGCGTATGTGTGCGTGAAAACACCGTGACCACCGTGACCACCATGACCAATCCAGCAAACACGCGGCTTGCAGAGGTCACCCCCTGCGGTCATGGTCATAGTAAAAACACTATCTAGCATCCCAAAAGCCCTCCGGCGGGTAATAAAAGGCAGGTCGTTTGCCATTTACGCGCTTTTTCTTTTTCTCAAAACCAAGGCGATGCATAATTTGGCCAACACGTTTTTGTTCAGGTGGACGCATAGCATGTGGGTCCATACTCAATGCTTCCCCCATAATGTCAGCGATTGAATAATCAACACGTCTGTTCTTTTGTAGCCAATCATAAATAAGCCCCTCCCATACATCGGAGTCGAACCTATCCTCTTGCTGCTCTTCAAATAGATGTTTGTATTCATCAGTAGGCCACCAAGGTGTCCCCTCATTTAATAAGTGAACCGCCTCTGCCCATAACTGATCTCTATCTCGCTTTATGGCCTCTTGGCATATCTTTGTACACATCACAGGCCAATAGCGCCGGTTACCCGTTGAGTCTTTTAAATACCTATCTTGGTTTGTGGTACCAATAAAAACACACTGCCGCGGGAACTCTTGCACCATGCGCCCATAACTAGGGCGATACCTATCAACCTGCGAACCAAAGAACTGTTTAGCTTTGGTGTTTTCAGCCTTATTAAACGCATCAAGCTCTGCAAGCTCAATTCCCCACATCCCCTGCATTTGTTGAAACGTATCTTTTTCACCTAACGCCATCGGGGTATCAGTAAACCAATCACCAAATAGGTTGTGGCACATTGTCGATTTACCCAACCCCTGCAAGCCCTCTAAAATCAACACCGAGTCAACTTTTACAGGTGGCCGCATTACCCGAACTACAGCAGAAACCAAAAAGAATGTGCCAACCATGGCCGCATAATCAGAGTCTTCTACTCCTAAGTAGTCATGCAACCACATAGCCACTCGCGGCTTACCATCCCACGTTATTGACGTTAGATAGTCTTGAACGGGATGAAAGGCATGCTCTTCTGAATGAACCAAAATAGCACCAAGTACATCACTGGGTTTAGGTGTAAAACCATAGCTTTCAGATAAGTAAATTCGTAAGCGCTCGGTATCGGCATCTGTCCATTCACCAAGCTTTGCCATTTTAAACGGTGGCAACTTACGCTTAATGATCCGATAGCTAAAATTGCAATAACCTAAAACACCATCAAAAGCAGGATCGTGTTCTAAAACCAACTTTGTATTACTGATATTCGCTTGTGGATTGCCAGCATTCGTTCTTTGGAAAAGCCGTTGCCACGGCTCATCCCCCAGTGAACGCTCCCGCGCGTTAGCGTTTTTCGGCGGCGGGTTATCACCATCATTAGCGCTAGGCTTATCAACAACAGCAGATAGCTGCTTTTTAACCTCAGCTAAACCAGCACTTACATGTAAGTCATTCCAATCTGTTAAAGAACGTGAGGCCATCAAGCAGCCTCCTTATTTAAAATACCAGAAAAATCTGGTGCAGCAACAAGGCCATTTACCGCAGCTGCTGCTTCATTCGCTTTTGTTATACCAGGATTACCCTTTGTATTAACGTCGTTATCTGCACAAAACAAAAAGGTCTTATCTTTTAGCTTTTCTGCAAATGCCAAAGCCACAGGTAATAAATTACCCGCATCGAGCGCCACCGCACACGGCCAACCAGTCGCCATATGAATGCTAGCGCCCGTTGCATACCCTTCACAAACAGCCAAAATATTACAGCTACTTGCTTTACCAATAAAATGAAACAGCCCTGATTTACGGCCATGCTTTAAAAACAACTTGGTACCGGTATTGTTGATTACTTGGATGTTCCAAATTTGCTTATTAATATCAATAAGGGGTATGGCCAGACTGCCACGCTTGATATGTAAAAACGAAAAGTCGCGCTCTTCATCTTTGGGTAATGCTTCAAAAAACAGCCTTATTGCCTTAGGACCCTCAACAATCTCAGTCGTAAAATTATCCCGTATGATCAAAACAAACGACTTCTTAAAGCCCAGCACACCAAACGCATGTACTTTTTTATCGCTTAAGTACTTATTTGATTTTATCGGTATAGTGAAGTTTTCAATAATGTATTTGGAAAAGTCACTAATTACCCCATGCCAACGCTGGCGCGCTGCTTCCTCTTCTGCTTCTTTCGCTTCGCGCTCTTTTGCTCGTTTAGCGTAATCAGCGTTGAGTTTGGCTTGTTGCTCAGCCGTCATAGGTTCTCGGCTAAATGTAAAGCCCTTATCTTTAGCCATGCCGATTACAGTACCAATCGTAACACCGCCACCCGCTTTTACGCTGCGCCACATGCTTTTAACATCGCTTGGCTTATAACGTTCACCGCCAGCGCTCCACGAATCAAAAATATCAAAGCCCGCATCAGCAAACTCATTTTTAATGCCCATGGCAATTCTAACCCAGGTATCACGATCTAAATTTGGGTCAAGATACTGCAAAGCGTCTTGTACATCTTGTAGCGTTGCCTGCTGCATAATTAAAATTCCTGTTAAAAAACGCTTCCCTAAATTAGTATGTTTAGCGACCAAACCAACAAACTAAAATAAGGAAGCTGAATATGTATAAATACCGTCTTTACTACTTGTGTGGAGAGGGAGACATGACCCCAAAAACATATACATCAACTAACCCTGTGCAAGTGGGTGATGTGATTGAACTTGAAAATGGTTTTTATCATCAAGTAACTCAGGTTCTTCAACAAAAGACAGGCGTTCGCCTTGATCTGTCCAAATCTGCTCAATCTGCTGATGAGGCAGAACTTCTAAGAGAGCAACTAGAACACCCCCTAAAGTTCTAGCAGCCTCTTTCGAGACTTCTAATTCACTAAATTTTGTCAGCGGCCACATAAGTCTTGCTTGTGTATCAACACCAGCCTGATGAATTCCCATACTACTTACCCAAACAGCAGCCCTAACCTTTTGTTCTAATGTCGGCTTTGGTACAACGACTTTAAGTTCGTGTAGCTTGCCAGGGTTAGGGTTCAACAAATTAGCCAACACAACAGGATTGATATTGCGTAATTTTTCTAATAGCTCAATTTCAGTCATTTTGATGCCTCACGGTTTTCAATCAACTCAACAGACTCTGTCAGAGTTGTTCTCTTTACATCATCTAACATTGCCTGCTGCATAATTAAAATTCCTGTTAAAAAACGCTTCCCTAAATTAGTATGTTTAGCGACCAAACCAACAAACTAAAATAAGGAAGCTAAATGTCGATATCACTAGACCCACAAAATAAGTTTGTCTTGATTAGTTCACTTGTTCTGCACCACACAGCAAAAGGCTTTCCCTTTGAAGTCGAATTAACTAATGAAAAGCTTGTGTCTTTTCTGTCAGAACATGGGATCAACCGGCTTATAGACAATTTAGAAGAAGTCTTTTTGCCAACGATTAATTGGCTTAAAGATGAAGGGTATATTCGTCTCGCAATTGACAATGAAAACTCATACACCATTACTGAAAAAGGCTTAAAGGCTGCACAGTTCAAAGTAAAACAAGCACCAGGTTGGTTTAAGAAATATCTTGGAACCAAAGTTGATGATGAGTATTTCTTTAAATACGATGAACATGGATTCGGTATATCTAAATTGAAATGCACCGGTCCTGCCCTCAAGCTTTTACCAGAGAATTGGCTTTCGGCTGACGAATAACGGCTAGTCTTTTTTCTAAATTAGCTTTTTTTTCAGCTATACGCTCCAAGAGTTTTAATGTTTCATCTAAATTCTCTTGGAGTTGCTCTTCCCTTTCTTTTAAAAAATCAAAGTCTTCTTGAGTTAACCCAAACTGCTTTGTTTCACCTTTGATGTTAAAAGTTGCAACACCAATACATTCACATTTACCGTTATTCATAAATCACCTGTATAAAAAACATATATTCGTTTAGCTAAATTCCCAGTTATTGATCGACTAATCAAAGAACTTGCGCGCGAAACTGATTAAATAGCTCATCACAGCTAATTAATTCTCTCGTATAAGGGAGTCTTACAAACGCTCCCTTGTAATTAGCGTCACATTCTTTAGCGCCTTGCTCAGCTGATTCTTTTATGTGAATTAGCAACTGATCTTTATTTGAAATCACATCTAAAACTGACTTATTTGTTTTATTGGTATGCATCTTATTAGCTCCTTAGGTTCCTGCTTATTCTTGTTCAGGTGCTGAAAGGCTTTGAGGTAAAAGCGCTTCATAATTTTTAGAAAACACAGCTTGCGCCATTTTTAAAAAGCTTTCTGTAGGGTAAGAAAATACTTGGATATGCATGTCAGATTTATGGAAATCCGTAATATGAAAGATCAAGTCGTTAGCTTGGTGCAGTTCTTCTATGCGCGTACTAACCAAGTTAGCAACATGCTTATCAAGTTTACTTAACGCCCCTTGCAAGCGTTCAATAAGCGGAATAACAGCATCGTTATCAACACTAAAATCTATTTTTACGTCTGAGACCTGAGCCATAAATCACCTGTATAAAAAAACATATATTCGTTTAGCTAAATTCCCAGTTATTGATTGGCTAATCTAAAAGCTCAACAACACAGGAACCAAACCATGAAAACAATCCAATCAAGCAGCTTGTTTTGTATCCTCTGGCGGATAAATGTCAGGTCTCAACTCATGACGAGAAACACCCGTCACTCTCTCAATCAAAATAACTTTGTCTGGGGCAACTTTGCCAGTTCTTAACCAATAAGAAATATTTTGTTGGGAACTACCAATGGCCTGGGAAAGCTTTGTTTGAGCGCCGGCTATTTTTATAGCTTTTTCAAGAGCAGGATTTTTTGAGTTCATACTCTACCTCTAAAAGAAAATGTAGAGCACAAGAGTACAAAGGTATTTGTTTTGTTGCAACTAATATTTTTGTAGATACACCCTACAAATTATTTTGTAACATTATAATTATAAGAATAACGTTAGGTTTATCATGAGTGATTTAGGCAACAGGTTAAAACAAGCTCTAGCATCTAGAGGTATAACTCAAAGTAAATTAGCTAAAGAGATTGGGGTTAGCCAACAATCTATTCAGTATTTATCATCAGGTAAAGCTCGCAAATCAGGGCATACAGCCTCGATAGCAAGGGCCTTAAATATTTCTGTTGATTGGCTAGAAAAAGGGATTGGTCAAATGGAGGTTGATATTGACAATGCTTTACCTACATACAAAGTTTTATCGAGCATCCCATTGATTAGCTGGGTGCAAGCTGGCCAGTGGGCAGATATCCAGCTTGGAGAAATTGAGCAGTTTTATCCATGCCCTGAGAATCATAGTCAGTACACTTATGCCTTAGAAGTTAAAGGCGAATCTATGTCACCTGATTACATCAACGGTGAAATAATATTTGTTGATCCTGAAGTTGAAGCAAGAAACGGTTCATGTGTAGTAGTTAGACAAAACGGCAATTCTGAAGCAACATTTAAACAACTTATCATTGATGGAAGTCAAAAATATTTAAAAGCACTAAATCCAAACTGGCCTTCACCTATAATAGAAATGTTACCAGATGCAACTATTTGCGGTGTCGTAATTGGTAGTTACAGAAAAAGAAACTAACTTATAACCCATTAAAAACATACATAGGAAATGATATGGCACTAATAAAATGTAAGGAATGTGGTCACCAAATAAGTAAAAAGGCAGAAAGCTGCCCTAACTGTGGTGCTGTACTTAAGAAAAAAAGAGGTAATATTGGCTGTGGTGGTTTAATCGTTGTATTAATCGTATTGTTTTATTTCTACTCTACTATCCAAGACTCACGTGAAGAGTCAGCCAAGCAGCAAGTTCGTTCTTCCCAACTAGCCCAATACAATCAAAATAAGGCTAAACTACTCGAGCAAATGAAACAGCTAATTGATCAAGGTGAATACCTAAAAGCAAAAAGATTAGCTGGCGCATATAACACCGTTACAGACCCCGAATTAGTCAAACTAAAAAATAAAGCTACTGAGCTCGAATTGGTAGAAAAAGTTGCGAAAATACCAACCGCTGAAACAAAAAAGAACTTTGAAATTTATGAACAGCTTATAAAGTTAGCGCCGGAAAATAAGACTTATAAAGACAAGTACACGTTTTATAATGAAAAAATGGAACGGGTTCGCTCTATAGAAAAGCAATTTAGTCAATTTGATGGTTCACATACTTTGCTAGAAAAAATGATCAAGAGAAGTTTAAAGAACCCCGATAGTTATGAGCACGTTAAAACAGTTTACTGGGACAAGGGAAATTACATATTAGTAAAAACGACATATAGAGGGACTAATAGCTTCAACGCGGTGGTAACAGATTCAGTAGAGCAAGCTTTTACAATCCAAGGTGATGTATACAATAAATAATTAGATAACTTAACAACCCTCTTAAACCGCCTTCAAAAGGCGGTTTTTTTATGTCTACAAATAAGTCAAAAAACAAAATAACAAATATTTTTGTTTTTATGTGTTGACTAAAAACAAATGTATGCGTAATTTAAATAACAAATAAATTTGTTATTTACTGCTATGAACCCATTACGCACAGAAACTGGATACCAGCTTGACGATATGCACGTAAGTGCAAAGCCTCATTCTCGCTTACCTGCACAGCAAGCACGTACGCTGCTGCTCGTAGCAAAAGGGCTAACACAAAAGTCTATTGCGGAATCATTGGGTGTAAAACCCACCACAGTTCGACAAGCCTGTAATGAACTCAGCTTTAAATTTAACACCCATTCAATGCGCCAAACGGTACACCAAGCAATTAAGCAAGGTGTGTTGCGTTACACCATGTGCCTAGTGCTTGTGTTGTTAAGTGCAACCAATAGTGACGTTGAGCGCAGTTTTAGAACGATTCGAGTAACCCGAACTGTTCGCACCACCCGTTTACGCCGACTGCGTGAACTGCAAAACGACTTACTAGCAGCCTAAGGCCAAGGAGAGTGAATATGACCAAAGTATTTATATTCCCAACAGCACGCAATAACGCAGCAACAGCCCCGTTATTACACAAGCTAAAACAAGCTCAGCGCATTAGCCCTTTTGAATTAGTGGTGCCAGAGCTAAAAGCGGCAAACAACCCGCCGCCAGAGCCACCGCCACAAGCGGCCTAAAGCAAGGTTTCACAGTTCGCTGGTACGCACTTGCCCAACCAAACCAGCCGAGTGGTTGCCGTAAGCAACTAAAACAACACAACAGGAAAAGGAAAAAGCTATGTTAAACGTATTCACATCACTGGTGATCAACCAGCTCAAACAACGCATAAACTTCATGAACCAACGAATGCAAGGCGAAGAGCTACGCATTTATGAGTCTGGTACTAAGTACTGCTTAATCATTTTATTTGATATCAACAACCAAGTAGTGCTTGGCTCAATCGCGTTAAACGCTAGCGCCCGCCGTGACTTATGCATGACGAAAGCCTTTTTAAGCCTGATTGAAAACACACGCATCCCAAAAGCAGTTTTGGCGGCATGAAACCCCTTAAGAAAGCCCTATCAGCAATGCTATTCATCACGTTATTAATAGCATTGCTGATTTTTGAACAGAACCTAGAAAGCTGGGTTTAACAACACAGGAACAAACCAATGCAAGAATTACACGCACTAGTTGACAAGAAAGTCGCTGACTTGATTCAAAGTGGCGAGATTGAGAAGTCAATTGAATTAGGAATCGAGAAATCAATTAACGAATCAATCCGTCGCCAATTTGAGTCATATGGCAACATCACCAAACAGTTAGATAAACTGCTTGATGAAAAGCTAAAAATTGACCCATCACAATTAGATATACCTACTTACAACGACGTAATGCTAAAAGCCATTGAACAAAAAATTGGTGAGTTTTTTGAAAGTAAAGCTGCCGCCAAACTCATGGAAGGCATGAACAAGCTATTCGCTCCACTGCCTGAATCAATGGATATTCACGAATTTATAAACAAAATAGTAGCGCACTGGAAAGCAGAAGATCACTACGACATAGATAATACCGATGAATATGCCACAGTTGAACTTAAAGAGAATGACAGTGTACTTGGTGGTTACAATTTAGAAATTTGGAAACAGCGTGAATCTGGTTATTTCTCAAAATCTAAAAACAGCTCTGAAGTAAGTTTGTACATCGGTGAGGGCGGTGATATCAGACTTCGACACACATGGAACCCTACCATTCTTCATGGCGAAGATAGCCTAATTATTAAAGCTTACGCTTCCTCAATGGTCATTACTGGTTTAGCTGACTTTGATGAAGACCTCTTAGAACTTCGCTTACACCCAGATACTGATTGGTAAGCAGTAGTTTCTGACAGCTCATTTTAAAAGTGGGCTGAATTGAAGTTATTACAACACCAGGATAAATACCATGAGTAATCACCCTTTATCAGTCGTAGATGCAATCGATAATTTAGTTGCGGCTTATAACCAAGAAGTTGCTGAGTTTGACCAAATGGTTGAAAACGAACAGCAGCTACAAGTTCAAAATGACAAGCTTACTGCTTTGGTAAAAGACTATGAGCAAGGTGCTGCTGTTGTTCTTAAAAATGCTAAAAATGCCGATCAACAGCTGGCGCAAGCACAAAGAGAACGCGATCAAGCATTAGCTAAAGTAAAAGACTTAACAATTACGCTAACCGCGTATAAAGAAATAGCCGGCACACCTAAAAAGCTACGCGACAAAATAAAAAGCTACAAAGACAAGCTAGAAAGCCAGCGCTTAGCGACTGAACAACAAAAACGCCTTTATCAAAGCGAACGCAAAACAACGGCCCAGCTTAAAACCGAAATAAGCGAACTTAAAAATCGTTTAGCAGCCGCTGACATAGTGCAAATCTACCGTGGCGATACCGACATTGTACAAACTTACCCGTATCACATTGGTGGCATGGTTGAGGGCCATGATGCTAGGCAAACCCCACTACTCTACCTACACCAAAGTGGCCGTGGTGGTTTAATCATCCTCAACAAAGACGATGAAGCCGAATTAGTCGAAGCCCCTAAAGGCGGCTTACGCCCTAAAAAAGACACCTTAGAGCTCTGTGGTAACTGGTTACGCCGTGTTAAAGCCAATAACTGGGAGCTAACAGCCACAGACCTACTTACTTTAAGCAATGAAGATGAACAGTTTTGAACAAGCGACGCTTGAAACCCTGGTCAGCTTTAAAGCTAAGGACCAAAAAGAGATCAGCCGCTTACTAACTAGCAAAAAACTTCAAAAAGAAGCCTGCCAACTGGTTAAAAAGTGGAACGATAATCGTCAACAATTGGGCTTAGTCCCTTGGACATAACAGGAAACACCATGAATACAGAACTCAACGATGTCATGCTCGACCTAGAAACTATTGGCCAACATTCAAATGCGGTGATCGTATCAATTGGCGCCGTATTCTTTAACCCACTTACAGGCAATATTGGTGCAGAATTTTACCAAGTCATCGATATAGAAGATGCCATGAAATACGGCGAGGTAGATGGCTCAACACTTAAATGGTGGATGAAGCAAAACGATGATGCCCGTTCGATTTTCAACACCAACGACACCATGCCACTTAAAGATGCCCTGCTCGAATTCAACGAATGGATATACCAAATCGAAGGGTTTAGAAATCGTGTTGTTTGGGGTAATGGCGCCACATTCGACAACACAATTCTAACCAATGCCTACAAAGCCACCAATATGGCAAAGCCATGGCACTTTAGAAATGATCGCGATGTTCGAACAATGGTTGATGTTGGCCGTCGAGTACTTGGTATTGACCCTAAAAAATCAAATGCATTTAAAGGTAACCCACACAACGCATTAGATGATGCCAAGCACCAGGCTAAATACATTAGCGATATCTACAAACAGATATCACATTGCCATTCAATCTATTTGAAACAGTAAGTTATGCACAAATTTAAACGCAACTGCGTGGCCCAGCAAAGGGCCCGCATACGTCAATTCTATCAACATAAGAAACAGGCTGAGCAGGTAAAAAAGCCTAAACACACAAAGGAAGCAGCATGAGTAAAGTATATCCAATTGATCAAATGTCTTTAATTTCAGCTATCAACACCGAGCTGACAAGACAACACCCTGACATGCCATTAATTTCATCTGTTTTTAACAAGTGCATTGAAGCCGCAAATTTAATTTGTGAAGAGTGCGAGCGTGAAAAAGTTATGGCAACTGATGGGATGAGTCTTAGCGAATGGTTTAACTGTGACGACACAGGCCTAAGCTCGCGTTTTATGGCATATGTAATGGATAGTGGTATTCCACCTCAAATCCCCGTTCAAGAGTACGCGTATCCAAGGGATGCCGACGACCTAGGTCGCTGTATAAGAATGGTCCGCGCTTGCGAGTTAGAAAATCAATTGTTTTTACTGCGAACAGCAGGCCACGAATGGCGCCAAATAGCCAACGACTGGGAAAAACTCGTTACATGGTACGACCAAAAAAATTGGCAAGAGCTAAGTAAGTATTTCTCTGAAATTAGAGCGAGTGAATAAAATGGCAACAGGAAAAGTAACACCCGGGGATGTATTCAACAATTGGACAGTGCTATCTGAAGAAGCTTGTGGCCAATACTTTTTATGTCGCTGTATTTGTGGCACTGAGCGTTCAGTTAAAAAAGGTAACTTAGGCAAAGTTACCGGCTGTGGTTGAGTACGTAAAAGCTACCAAGCCAGCAATACACCACGCAAAGTAAAAAAACAGCCGGCTAAAGTACCCAAGCAAAAACCAGCGGCACTAAAAAAAGCCGTACCCGTTGCTTATGAAGAACGAACCAAATCGCCACGCGAACAACTAGAAGACCGACTAGACCAACACCGCCTAGAACGTGAACTTAATGAATTGTGTGGTATTTAGCAATGAGCAAAAGAAAAATTGTTTCAGCATTAAAAAGAAAAAATATTCCTTTTGTAAGGGTTGAGTATGTACGCGGATGCCCTACTCCTAGCGGATATGCTAACGGTTGGGATATAGAAATAAGCGAAGCAACAGAGGATAGACTGTTTGAAGCTGGCTTTTCCAATATCAGTACAGTAAATGAAATCGATACCACCGAAGAGGCTCTTAAGTGGATTTGCTCTATGCCAAATCTGGTGTTAATTAAACAAAACGTGGATTCAGTTAAATGAACGCTATCACCATGCCAAAGGCCTGTATTAGCTGTCAGGCCTATAAACACATTGGTAAAAGCGACGATCCGCACTGCCCGCATACCGACTGGCGCGGGCAAGCTAAAACAAAAACCCGTTATGGCCACTGCCAAGTACACAAAACCCAAGTGTTCATAACAGAGCTTTGTAACCAATATCAGCAAGAACCATTTATAGAAGTGGTTGATGCTGATAACAGGCCTGAGGCAAAACAGCCAAGGCAAGAACGACTCTTATTTTGAGGTAAAACTATGGCTAAGAAAGTAATCACTATTTTAGAAGAGGCCGATGGCGTCGTTATTGAAATTCGCACCAATGGTCGTCGCGTAAGTTATGAGTGTGAAGACCTAGACGAAGCACTAGAAACACTTCCCCACTTAGACGAACTGCAGGCTGGAGAATAACTATGACCGTTACATATGTAAAACTTGGCTGGGTGAAAGCCAAGATCATCGAACAACACAAAGGCTTTACAGACGATGCACTCAATAGAATGCGTCAAACTGGTAAAATCGTAGAGGGTGTGCACTGGAAAAAAGTACGCGGTGTTGTTGTGTATAACTATGAAAAATTAGACGAGTATTTTGATAATGACGGCATCGCTGCTTGAGTTTTGTAAAAAGTATGAGGGTGTCACTATCCACGGTAAAAACATACGTATTATGTTCAGTTACCGTGGTGTGCGCTGCATAGAGCCACTTAAAGGCATTTTGATATCTAAGTCAAATATCAAGTTTGCATCGAATAAACGTACCGCCATACTGCATGAGATTGCAACCAACCAATTTAACTACGCTAAGCATTTTCCTGATTCAGCAAAGGTAAGATTGTTTGAGGGAAAAGGTGCAGTACCAACAGTGAACACTGCTTTAGACAAATGGCTAGAAAGAAACAAAGCCAACACCCGGGCAGATAACTACAAGCACAATTTAGCCAGGTGCAAATTATACATTCGCCCACAATTTGGCGAGTTAAAGTTAGACAAAGTCACCTTAACCATGATCCGAGACTGGCGCGATTTAACACTCACCACATTTTTATCAAATAAAACAATTAACGATGTGTTTATTCCCCTACGTGGCATATTCAAAGATGCAATGGCAGACAGGTTAATAGACTTTAATCCACTCGACCATTTACCAAATTTAAAAAGAAGCCGCTCAGAAAATTGTGACCCTTTCACCTTAGAAGAACTGCAGTTGATAGAGTCGCAGCCAACCGCTGATCAAAGTGAGCTTAATGGGTTTTTATTTGCTTGTTGGACAGGTTTACGCGCATCTGAGTGCTACGCGCTTGCGTGGGAAGACATTGATTTTGTAAAACGACAAATAAAAATTAGACGTGGTGTTACCAAAGGCGATTATGCCTACACGAAAAATGACGGCAGTTATAGAACCATCGACCTACTAGACCAGGCATACGACATATTAATTCGTCAAAAGACACTTTCATTTGCAATGCCGGCAATCAAGGTCGATGTGTTAAAAGATGACAACCGCAGCTATGAAAAAGCAGAGCTTAGATTTGTGTTTATTAACACCCTAAACCAAAAGCCACATACTGATGGCCAAAACGTTAATAAACGATTTTTACAAAAACATTTAAAAAAATGTGGCATTCGCTACCGCGCTATAAACCAAGCTCGCCACACATTTGCCAGCCAGCTGCTTACCAAAGGTGTAGCTGAACGTTGGATAGCTCGCCAAATGGGCCACACATCCATCACCATGTTAGAAAAGCATTACGGTAAATGGATGAACGAAGAAATACCCGACATGGCCGCGAGAGTATCAAAGATATTCTCAAGCCAAAGTCACCAACGAAAAACTAAGCCGGCTAATCCATAAATACTCAGGCACAAAAAAACCCGCTAATTGAGCGGGTTTCATTTAGTTAATTTAGCATCAGCTTCTTGTACAAATTTGTCAATTTGCATTCTTATTCGCTTCATTTTGTTTGGGTCACGCTTATCTTCTTTATCACCAAAAATCTCGTTGTGATCTAGCATTAACTTCATATCTACAAGCTCCCCAGTTTCTGTTTCGTGGAACTTAACCACTACCAGAGGATCATTTTCTTCATCATTTGGGAGTAATCTTGCGTGGTATATACCTATATACCAAGGTGAAGCGCCTTCTTTGAGAGATGAATCTTTAATTCTGCCGTATTGTCTGTGACTCTTTGATTCATAAACTTCGACATAACCTTGTGTTTGCCAAAGCTCTTGAAGTGCTACAATTTCATCAAGCCATTCAGTGTAGTCATAACCAAACTCGGCTGACAACACTGCAAATAACTCGTTAACTATCGCATCTTCAATTTCTTTTTTTTCTGGGTTTTGCTGTGACATTAGTGATATTTACAGTTCCTAACGCGCTTATTAAAGCTGCTTTTTTTTCATCCTTGGTGCCACTTAGATAGATTCGATTGCTCCTATCGGTAGCCGCAACCATTTGAGAAAACTCTCGCATGTGGTCTTGTTGATTACTATTAAACAT